TGTGCAGCGAGATGTAGAACGAACCCGCCGTGGCGCTGTTCTGCAGGCCGCCAGCGTCGCCGATGCCGGCCCAGTCGGTGTTCAGAAACAGGAGGTCGAGGAGTGCCGCTTCGGCGGCGTTGGTCATTGACATGGTCTGTCCCCTTTCAGATCATCGACTTCAGAGCCGCAATCTTCTGCTCGTACTCGAAGCGCAGCTTCTCGGCAGCGGCCTGCAAGTTGCGAGCGCTGGCCAGCTCGCTGTCGGCCTGCGCCTCGCGCATGTCGGCTTCGGTAGAGCGCTTGACGTTGGCCGCGGCATCAGACTCGACCTTGGCCTTGGCAGCAGCCAGCGCCTCGCGCTCGCCAGCCATCCAATTATCAAACTTTTCGCGCTCGGCCTTCGTCGCAGCGCGCACGGCATCGGCGTCGGCAGACGCCTGCGCAACGCGTGCAGACTCCTCGCGTGCCTTGGCCAGAGCAGCGTTGGCATCGGCCGCGGCGAGCTGAGCAGCCGCGTTGGTGGCGTCGGCCTCGGCCTTAGCCTCGCGAGCTGCTGCAGCCTCAGCGGCCGCCGCTTCCTGCGCAGACTTGATCTGGTCGAGCACGGCTTTCAGCTTGCTCGGGTCCTTGGCCATCTCGAGGAAGGCCAGAAGGTTTGCCGCGGTGTCGACCGCCACGGCAGAGGGGGTGATGTTGATGTTCATGGGGGCTCCGTTAGGTAGTGGAAATGACCGCGATCTTCAGGCCAGGGCGAACGCCCAGGTATTCGGTGCCGCCAGCACCGATTCTCATCGACGTGGAGGCTGCCGTGGGGCTTGCGCCGATGGCGATGCGGCATGCCACATCGGCGTGCAGACGCACGAAACGAGTCGTGTCGGAGAGAACGGAAGACTGGACCGACGAGGCGCCGATGGCGACCTGCTGATTCAGCAGGGCAGGCTCCTGGCCAGCGGGCACCATGTGCCCACGGCCTGATGCCGTCAGCTCTTGGTACTCGGTGATGTCCAGTATTGCCATTGTGATACCTCAGATGCCGGCGCCAGTGTTGACTCGCAGCGCCGCCTCGGCGTTGAAGATCTGACGCTGGTTGTCAATCTTCAGTGCCTCGAGACGCTCCTTCGCGGCGATCTGCTCGCGAGTGAGCTGGGCGTCCTGGCCGAGCTTGGTCAGCGACAGGTCGCGCTCGATGCCGGCCTCTGTCATCGCGATCTCGTACTCTGCCTGCTCGCGCTGGCGGTTGTACTCGATCTGCTGGCCCTGCTGGGCGCGGACCTCCTTGTTGTCTGCGAGCTTGGCCATGTCGACCTCGGCCTTGATCTGAGCGGCTGCGATGCGCGGATCCTGCGGCGCGCCCTGCTGAGCCTGCGCCTCCATCTCCTGCTTGACCTGGTCCTCAGGCTTGAGCAGCTCCTCGGGGTTGACCTTGAACGCCTTGAGGATCGCCTTGAGCTCCTCGCGCTCGCGCAGGTGCGGGATGTAGCGCGGGTTGTTGGTGATGTTGGCCAGGTTCAGCAGGGCCTGGTTCTGGATGTCGCGCTCGATCAGCGCAGTCGACCCGCGTGCGTCGATCTCGTAGTCGCCCTTGATCTTTGGATCCGGATCGTTGGCCATCTTCCAGTCGTAGTACCGACCGATGTGCGGCCTGGTGACGGTGTCGTCGTACAGCTTCACGCGCTGGCGCAGCACGGCGTTGGCGTTGTTGTACAGCATGACCATGCCGCCGACGGTCTCGGGCGCACTGCCCTGCTCGCCGCCCATGATCTGGGGCATGCTGGACTCGACGTCCGCAAACTGCATGGCGGCCTGGGCGATGGCCAGCAGCTCCTGCAGGTGCGAGTTGAACTCGAACACCGTCATGGCAGCACGCACGTCGTCGAGCTCGTCCTTGGCCAGCCAAACCTTGTTGGGCGTGATCTCGTAGCTTCCGTTCTGCGGAATGATCATGCCCTTCTTGATGACGATCTGGCCGCCCAGCGAGGTACGACCGTTGTCCATCACCTGGCGCCAGGCGCTGTTGACCACCCGCTGCTGGTGCTCAAGCTCGTCTGACAGGCCGTAGCCGAAGGGGCTATCGTCTGCCTTGCGCCAGCAGTACACGTCCACCGGCAGCGTGCGGTCGGCGACCCACGACTCCATGGCGCCGACGACCTTGTCGTTGACGATCACGAGCACGCCAAAATTCACGTCGGTCAACGGGTCGCCCGTGCGACTGGAGAGCATCTCCATCTCTTCGGGCTCGATCTCGCCGTGGTACGTCCACATCTCGTAGGCGTCCTCGTTGACCATCTCGCGGATGACCCGGCCCTCGGCCACGCGCAGCTTCTGCGGTGCAGTGCGCAGCACCTCGCGGATGGCCTCTTGGTCGTAGCCCGGCAGGCCCACGAGCTGGCGCAGTTGCTTGCGGGTGACCATGCGACGCATGAAGAACCCGCGGCCAGCCTGGTGATCGTTACCGCAGCTCGGGTCGAAGAAGCAATCCCACGGATCCAGGCGCATGCTGGCCGGCACGATCGACTCGTTGACCTGCAGCACCTGCGTGCCGTCAGCCTGAGGCAACCAGACCTTGCTGGTCTGCCGGGCCGGGAACGGGCCGTACATCACCATCGTGCCCAGGCGCACGGCGTCCTCGATGCCCTTGCGACTCTCGCCGTTGTACTTGGACTCGGTCAGGCTGTCGTCGATGGAGCGCTCCATGGCCTCAGCCGCCTGCTTGGCAGCCTCCATGATCGCGTTGGCCTCCTCGTTGGCGGTGAAGCCGGTGGGCTGGCCGGTAGTTGGGTCGACGGTCTGGGCGTTGCTGCCCATCATGTCGGCAAGCTCAGGCATCGGCGTGGGCCGGATGCCCCAGTTGCGGTCGTCCACGGGAAACAGGATCTCGCACATGCGCGCCACGGCCTGGTCGACCTTCGGGCGCACGATGTTGATCACGACCCTCGAGCGGGTGCCGTCCTGCGCCTTGCGTGCGGGCGGGCCGTTGCGCAGGGTGTTCTCAAACTCGCCGGTGCTGTTGGTGTGCTCGCCGAAGTAGAGCTGCGCGTTCTTGCGCCAGCGCTTCTCGACGTCGGTGTTGGTGGCGCGCCCCTGAATCCACTGGTCGCGCATCTTCGCGAAGACAGAGTACAGGCGCTCGATCTCGCCCTTCTGGCGGGTGTCGAACTCTTCCTTGGTCAGCACCTCGTCGCCAACCATGTAGGCAACGTCGGTCGGTAGGTCTTTGGGGTCCATCGTGATCCTTTAGTAGCCGGTCACTTCGTCGAGGACCTGCCACGCAGCCTCGGCGCCCCGGGGGACTTCCCACTCTTCCTCTTCGTCCGGCCACGGCAGAGTCAGCGAAGGCTCGTCGATGCGGGCCAGGCAGTCCATGCCGTCGTCGAATCGACCCACCGGGAAGGTGGCGTACTCGACCTCGAGGAGCTCCTGAACCAAGTCATGCGGGTTGCCCTGCACGTCAGTGTAGTTGAGCTGCTGAGGCAGCCACATGCGGCCGCCCTCGAACCACGGAATGAGCCTGCGGATGCGGGCGTTCTTCTCCACCGCACCAGCCACCTCAGTGATCTTGAAGCGGTACTGGCGCCGCTCCATCTCGGCCTGGATGTGCGGGATGTCGGCCTGCATGCCGTAGCGCTCGTAGCGCGTCTGCATCGGCTTGTGCTTCTTGTGCAGGGCAAACAGCGCATCGGCGCGCTGCGTCAGCGTCAGCCGATCGATAATGCCGTCCACGAGGAAGGCGTTGCCGTCGTGCGCCAGGCCCACGACCCACATCACGGTGCGGTCGCTGCGCTTGCGCTTGGTTCCTTCTTTGGCCGTCTGCGGATCACCCGCCGGGTCGACCAGGATGACCTTGTTCATCTTCTTGGGCGCGTTGTTGTAGCGCACGATCCACGAGCGCTTGAACTCCGCACCCTCGACGGGCCTGGGCTCTTGCTGGTACAGCGAGATCCACGAGCGTGGATCGGACTGCGCCTGGCGCACCATCTCGTCGGTGAACCACTCCTTCCACAGGCGGTCACCTGACTTGCGTCCCAGCAGGTCGTTGTCGCCAGCGATCATCGGCAGCTTGATGACGGTCCACCGCTGCGGCTCACGCTCGAGCAGGCGCCCGGCTAGGTCATCCTCGTGCCATCTGGTCATAATGACCACCACGCGGCCATGAGGCTTCAAGCGGGTCAGCAGGTCGTTGGTCCACCACTCCCAGGTCTTCTCGCGCACGCGCTCGGAGTCGGCGTCCTCGCGGCTGCGCACCGGGTCGTCGACCACGATCAGGTCGCCGCGTCGCCCGGTGATGGATCCGCCCACGCCCACCGCGGTGTACTCGCCGCCGTGGTTCGTGCCCCATCGGCCAGCGGCCGTGCTGTCGGCGGCCAGCGCCACCTGCGGGAACAAGGCGCGGAACTGCTCGTCGTCCACGCCGTTGCGCACCCGGCGGCCGAAGCGCTCGGCCAGTTCTGCGGTGTGCGAAGCGGCGATGACGCTGAGCTGCGGGTTGCGGCCTGCGAAGTACTCGGGGAAGTAGACCGAGCCGTAGGTGGACTTGGCAGAGCCTGGCGGCATCATCACGAGCAGCCGGTCGATCTCGCCCTTCTCCACCTTGTCCAGCGCCTCTGTCAGCAGGACGTGATGCTGGGCCAGGCGCATGTCGTCTGGTAGGCGGTAGGCGCAGTAGTGCGAGAACGACTCGCGCGCCTTCTTGCGCGCCAGCAGCTCAGCCGCAGCCTGCGATGGATCAAGCACCTGCCGCCCCTTTCACCACGCCTTGGGCGGCGATCTCCATGAGCTGCTCGTCGGTCAGGGCCACCATCTTGACAGGCCCGCCATCCTTGCCAGTCAGCTCCACCCTGGACTTGTCGCCGTAGTCGCGTGCGTTGATCTTGGCCGCCACCTTGAGGTTGGCGTCGATCGCCACCCGCAGGCCGGCCGCATCGCCCAGCATCCCCGCCTCGCGGGCGTAGTCCACCGCGGCCTCGACGAGGCTGTGCGAGCGGTGGATGTGGATGTCGGCGTAGGCCTCCCGGGTGTCGGGGTTGTTCAGCAGGATGTCGCGCAGGCGGTTGGCGCTGATCTTGAACGGCATCGACTCGGCGATCAGGCGCATGGACTCACCCGCCATGTAGCGCTCGAAGATGTCTTCGGCCATGGCCAGCACATGGTGCTTGGTGGCCTCACGTTCCTCGGCGATTCGTTGGTATTCAGCTTTGTCCACGGCATCAGGGGTTGAACCCGGGAGGCATCCAGCGGTGGGAGACGAGGTCACCGCGTTCAGCTCACCCGGGCTCAGAAAGCAAAAAGCCGGCTCAAGGCCGGCTGGATTTGGAGACACTTACCCGGGGCGGAATATACATCGGCCATACAGCACGGTCAAGCGTTCGTCAAGTCGATGCGCTCGAGGCCGTTTCGGGTGGCCTGGGCCAGGTGTCTCAGAGCCACGATCATGGTGCGCCTGCGGCTGGGAAAGCCCCACGCCTGCATGAGGTAGACCAAGTCAGCGTAGCCGTCGCTGCCCACGTCGAGCGTGAAGACCCGCTCGCTGTTGTTGGTCCGGTGCTTGCGCTGGCGGTCGCGGT